GAACAACACCACCATCAGCCATATTAAGCTGTTCCCCTTTAGACTTTTTTACTTCTTCAGTATCTCCTTCATCTTCACTTTCAATTTCATCCAGAATGTCATCAAGCTCTGTTTCAAATTCGCCAGTATCTTCTTCAGTTGCCTCATCTGCATTCCCCATTTGTCCCATAGATTCCATCTTAGCTAAACCTTCTTTAGCTGCCTGACGTAACTCCATGAGCTTTTGTAATCCAATGAAGCGCACTACATCAGCAGGGAATACAAACTCTCCTTCACTGAGTTGTGCAGGGATATCATCCCTTACTTCTTTCTTTAATGATCCTGTAGGTACTTCATTACCGCTTTCTTTGTCTACAGTACCTCCCTCTTGAAGAAGCCCCCCATCTTCAAAGAGCCTCTTCATTTGTCGTTTAGCTCGTTTCACGGCACCACCTTTGCTGTATTCAGTACTTTTAGATGGCATATAAATTTCCTCATCAGATAAACCCATATCTTTTGCGGATTGGATTATCTGTAAGTACTTATGTGCCCCTATATTTTCAGGTTCATTTTGAAACATGTTACGAACTACAGGGTACATTTCTGGATTATCTTTCCATTTATTTGTACCTTCCCCTTTACCTATTGCATCATTATAAGCAGACACAATTGAAAATCCAGCTTTTGGATCTGGATTATATTCTTCACCATCTAAACCTTGGTGAGTTATTCTGACAGCTTTTCGTTTAAGTAAAGAGTCAAAATTTAAAGGCTTATAGTCTGCAGTTAAAGATTTATTTGTAGAAACAAGATCCTTGTATTTCTCTGGATCTATCCTACTCTTGGGCATTGATTTCATCTCTTAGCCTTTTCATCTTCATAAGAGCATCCAATGCTCCTTGTGCCTTGTACAGATCTATAGGATCTTTAGACTGCTCTAGAATCTTGTAATAGTTTCTTGCCCTAATCTCTAACATACCTGTAAATGCTTCCCATACAAGCTGAGTATTGAATACGCTTTTAAGCCTGTTGAGGTGCTGCTGGTGCTGCTGCTGGTCTTGGTTGTTGGACATTACCTGTAAATCCTTGTTCTCCAGGGACAGGTGCTTGTCCTATCCCAATATTGCCACCTCCTGTACCTGCTGTATCTGCTACACCAGGGACTCCCTGTGGTGCTGCAGCAGCAGGTTGTTGTGGCTGTTGTGCTGCCATTAATGCAGCCTGTAATGCTGCTTCTTCCATATTGTTAGTTACTTTGTCTGGATCAAGATCCATAGACTTAGCAATCTCACGAATGATGTACTGGAACTTGGTGAAAGGCATTAATGCAGGTGAACTGCCAATCTGTAAGAACTGCATCAAGCGTTGGCTACGTACTTCATTAGCCATTAAACTTTCAGTACCACGTGCCTTAACTTCTAGATCCCCACGAATCTCTGGATCAAAGTCAAACTGCATGTTGAAGTTAAAGAATGCTTCACCTAATGGACGAAGTAAATAATCATCCACATTCTTTATAACAGTTTTAATTGTGCCAGATGCTGCATTCATAAGCATACTGATACCACTTGCAGTACGTCCTACACCTGCCACACCTGTTTGACCGTGTGAGAATGAAGGAATACCTGTAGCTTCGTCTGCAAGCACACGTGCCTTATCAAACATCTGCATATTCTCATTGGACACGTTAGGAAACTTAGTACCAAAGATAGCCTGTCCTGGTGCTCCACCCTGTCTACGAAATACTTTACCTGGGTATATTTGTAAGTCTTGTCCCGGTACTAAGTTAGTCTCATCAACTTCAAAGACTAAGTTACCTGATAATACACCATTATCAACTGCCATACGCATAAAGCCATTCATAAGCATTTGCGTATCTTCCATATTCTCTGCTACACCAATACCAAACATAGAATAAGGATTAAGTTCATAAGGTGATACATGGTACGGGATCTTGGCAGGTTTAAATGGATTCAGAACCATACGAATAATTCTGCCATTAGCTATCCATATATTAGCTTGTAGTTCTTCTACACCATCAAACTCACGTGGGATCTTAACTCCATTCTCTTTAAGGAGTTCACTCTCAATAGCTCCCCAAAACTCCAGTACTTCAAAGCGAGCAACACCAGTATCGGTGCGATAATCCCGTAGATCATCTTCCCAGTATTTTTTAACATACGTTTCACCACGTTCAATAACCTGTTCAATAACTTGTTTACGGAAGAATGGACGCTTTTTAAGTTCACGTAGCTGTGATCGACTAAGCTTATGTCTTTCTACACAATAGCTCGCATCTTCCATGCTAGTTGCATCAGGATCTGGGTAGAAGTTCCATACACTTACATGTGAAGTATCAGGTCTTGTTTTAATAACTGGACTATATGTACCGTCTTCTTTCCAGTTAGCGTACTCTTTATCAAAAGCAAATGGGCCTTTCATAATACCCGTACCAAACAGAGACATTTCAAATGCAGTATGTCTTAGTTGTTTAGTAGCCTTGCTTTCATCTAGTTGATCCTTGATTTTCTTTTCCATCTTCTTAGCTGCTACCATAGCAGGGCTAAATGTGATGGCAGTAGGACTTTCACCTACACCTTCTTTTAGATTAGGTACACCTTGAAGCTTACTCTTCAGTGATCCTAGCTTATTCATTAAGCTATTAAAAGTAGAACCTGGCTCTAGTGGTTTATTATCACCAGCAAACCCGTAAGGAGATGCCATAGGCTCTGGTGTAGGCTTCTTCTTTACGTCTTTAGGATCAAAGTGTACGTCAGCTACAACGCCCTCTGGAAGCACTGTAGGCTCTACACTGAGAGGGAAGGTATTGTTAGAGAAAAGAACCTCAATGATTTGTCCATAAGCTGCTAAAACTTTAGTCTTAGTAACTTTAATGAAGACACGACTCTTTTCTGCTTGGGTAAACTGTACTTCTGGACCGTAGATACCACGATAGTTTCTGTATGCCTTTAGCCAACGCTCTTCGTCAATGCGCCTAGCATCTTCTGCATCTTTAAACTTGCGATTGACAATATTAATAACAGGGGCAGCTACTGAATCCTCAAGCTGTTCAGATTCTGTGTCATCTAAACTTAGCTGTCTGTCTGTAGTAAAGTCATCTGCTTGGTTTTGTTCCATTGTTAGTATCCAAAAGTTTTACATGCTGTAGGCATACCACGAGACTTCGCATTAGCAGGGTCATAATCCCAAATAGAAAAGCGAGGTCTACTCATAACCCCATACCGTAGTGCGTCATATAAGTGATCTTCAGCTTTTGTATTGATATCTTCAGGGTTAGCTTTATCTAACGGTAAGATAGGTAGCTGAGATATAAGATTAGTACAGCTATCCATGATTACTAGCCGTGGTTCACCTGTAAAATCATCCATCTGTAGCCTTCTATGGATCTCATTCTTACCTGCTACCCTTGAACCTGCACTACGATCTGCTGGCCTCCACCTACAACCCTCACCAATCATTTGCTCAGCCAATGAAGGACCAGTATCACCCCTACGATGCCAACAGGAAGAATCAAGAACACCATAACGGATCTGTCCATCTGCTTGTTCACGTTCTAATACCATGTTGGCTAGGTCTTTAGCGAGTACTTTACTTACATAGAGTTCACGATATACGATTAATTGTTCAGATGGAGCTACTGCAAACCACAATACAGCAGAATATGACCCGTATCCATAGTCACAAGCCCTGAATCTAACCCAATTACTGGGTATTTTCTCTTGCTTAATGACATGTATACGCCTGTTAAACTCTGGAAATGCAGCACCTTCAGCTACATCCCAGTTACCTTCCAGCAATTGCTTACGTTGGTGTTCAGGAAGTGACAAAAGCATGGTTTCATAGTCACCACCTTCAGCAAGATAGGGGTTATCTGAGAGCATGGCAGGTATAAACCTACGCTTAAACAGGGGTTGACCTTCTTTACTGTGACCTTTTGGGTACGAAAGTGTGTCACCTGTGTCTATATCAGTAGCCCAGAATGCCCTACCAGCAGGACTAGGGTCAATAAACATCTTTTTAACCCATGCATGACCCGGACCACCTGGGTTTGTAGTAGCTCTCATGTAGGTAGGCAGGTCTGGTGCGGTACTCCGCAAGCGAGAACGCATGTAATTCCATGCAAATGGAGTTGACCACTGCGTCAATTCATCAAAACCTACCCAACTAAACGAGAGTCCCTGATACCTCAGTACATCCTCATCACGATCCAAGTAGGAAAACCATAGTCTTGCTCCACTTGGTGCCTGCCACTGCATCTTTCTCTCGGACCATTTGATCCCAGGATAGATTCTTGGGTACAATTCCTGACTTTTCCAAATCAGTTCCCTTAATTCTTCTGTTGTATGTCGTAATAGTAGCCCACTAAACTGTGGATGTCCCATGTATCGCATGGGATCTGCCAACATTGCATACGATTTACCTCCACCTGCAGCCCCACCATACAGTACTTCACGTTCACTTGCAGCTAAAAAGAAAGACTGTGGGCCTAGGTTAGGCTTAAATACTACATTATTGTCCTGCTGTACTTTCTGTATGAGTACTTCTTGCCTCTGTATCTCTTCCATCTCGGTATTCTGGATCGAGATGTCTGGCACTTTCAACGATCTTTTTGGCTTGGTTGTAGATTTTTGTACCTTTTTTGTCTTCGTACTTTTCCGCAAGCTCAAGGGCTTCTTTGTACCTTCTGGCCCAAGACCTAAGTAAGCTAATTTTGGCTCTTCTTTGTCGCTCATTCTTTACACGATGTAATAAACCGACATGACTTATATACCTTCCAGTGACTTTTGTTAGCCATGCAGCTACATTACGAGATGGGTATTGCTTTAAATACTTCTTAGCTTTCTCTAATGCTTCTAATTCATGGGGTATGGGTATTAGTAACAGCTTAGATTCTTCAGAAAATTTATATCCAAACGGAGGTTTAACAAGCATTACTGTTACGGGTATGGGTACATACTCCCCTGTTTCCGCTGCATCTTTAGGCTGAGGCAATAACCACTTACCTGCAGCCTTTCTTAATGGTAATACACTGGCTGGCATAGTTATTCATCATCTTGAGAATTACTATCTTTAGGAGGCAGAATCATCAAGCCATTGTTTGTTTCAATCTGCATCTTCTCTGTCTTAGCTAAACCTACACGATCTAGCAAGTCTTTAGCTGCACTTAATTTATCCCTAATGCCTAGCTCTGTAGGATCTACCATACCATCTACAAGTGATATAGCTGCACGTGGTGCATTACGTGCCATAAAGATCTGTGTAGCTTCCAGTATTTCTTCTTTAAGATTCTTAATGATATCACGAGTATAATACGTAGGTGAATATCCTGCTAGTACTTTAGCACGATTAACGTCGCCCCCTGCCTCATCAAATAAGACATCAAGAAACTTTTGTTGTTGTTCAGTTAATTGTCTTGCCATAATTAATCCCTGTAAGGTCGAACCTTCTTAGCAATAGCCTTTGGTTGGCTTACAAATTGTTTACCTTGTTTTGTCCCTTCTCGTTTAGCTTTAGTTGTAGCTGCATATTCTGCAGGAGATAAAGCCTCTCTAGCTTTCTTTGGTAAGTATCTTTCACCCGTAGCTTCTGGTCCTTGTGTGGAAGGTTTACCTGACTTAGTTCCCCAATCCTCTTTAGTCCACTTACTAAGACTCTTTTGGGCTTTAGTCTTTTCACCAGTGTAACCACCACCTTTATCTTTGTAGATCTTACCTGCTAACTGCATAGCCCTTGCTGAGTGTTTACCACCCATCTTAGACTTAGCTTCAGCCTTAGCTTTCTCCCAAAGTTTTTCGTTAGTACGTGCCATTAGAATAGTAAGCTTGTTGTTAGATGCTCTTCTACAGTTACAATTGCATCCATGTGGGATGAAGCTTCTGGTGTAATTTCTATAGTGTCACCGGGATGCAATACAAGATAAGATTGATCTAGTTTTAAATACCCATAGGCAGATAATACATAGCCTCCGAGTATGTGATAGGTTTCACCCTCACTGGTATCGTTCCATTCTACTGTCACTGTTTTATTTCCAGAACCACTATTACTAATGAATAATAATGTCATTTTAGCAATATGGTTAGCAGGACATGTATATACAGTATATGTAGTCCCGCCTGGGTCCATATGAGTACCTATACTTCTTATTTTAGGTTTCTCTTGCATTATTTCTTTTTAACTTTACGAGCTTCACTAAGAGCAATGGCAATGGCTTGTTTAGGATTCTTTACTACTTTACCACCTTTACCTGAATGCAGGGTTCCTTCTTTAAATTCACCCATGACCTTCTTTACTTTCTTGTTAACAATGCTCGCTTCGCTGCGCTTCATTTTGCTTTCTTTACTTTAGGTGCTTTAGGTATAGCAATAGCTACCATGATGGATGGGGCTTTAAGTTTCCCCATACCACCCTTGGCATACTTTCCTTTGAGACACTTACCTGCCTTGTTACATTTGGCAGGTGTAGGGCAGTTAGGACACGCTTTCATATTATTTCTTAGCTTTCTGTGCTGGCTTTACGGAAGCACCACAATTAGCCATACCACCTTTGTTGAGCATCTTAGGATTAGCTGCAGATGTATAACCACCACCCATCATCTTTTTCTTAGCTGGCTTCTTGACCATACCACCTTTCTTATACTCTAGGCTTTGTTGTAGCTCTTTCTTTTCTTTCTCTGTAAGTCCACGCTCTTTCATGATACGTGACATACCTTCTGGCTTTTCTGAACCACCTTCACGAATACGCTGATTCATAAGCTGATCTAAGCGTCTTTCTTCACGTGCAGTAAGTTCACTGGACTTCTCTTTCTTTTTAAGTGCAGCTAACTCTTCTGCAAGGTTAGGATCAATGTCCATTGACTCACGGGCCATACGACGTTCACCTGCCCTCATTGCTTTTGCTATTCTATTAACAACTGCCATTTAAGTTCTCCTAGGAAATTAAGATACTACGATTACTTCTTATGCATCATTACTTCTTACCGTACATCTTAGCGTAGCCCCCTACACTAAATGCTTTTGGTTTACTTACTGCTCTTTTCTTTTTAACCATACCACCTTTAGCCATTTCAGTCTTTTCTTCTGTGCTGTATTTTCTACCTTCAAAAGAAAAAGACTCTTTACCTTCTTCTTTAGCTTTTTTAAACTCCTCACGGAAAGACTCTGCACTCTTAGTATCTTTACGGTAAGTAGGATAATCTTCTTTATTTACCCTTTCATCCTTAGATGTTCGTCCTTCGTCCTGCGTTCCTTGTTCTTTCTTTTGTCTAGTAATAGCTGAATCTACAAGACTCT